TCCGGTGCTCGCGCAAAACCAAGCACGTCCGTGATCTGGTTGACAGCCACGAGGAAAAAACGGCCCCGGGGGTCAACCGGCGCTGGCCGAGCCAGGCTTCCGCCGCCGCGGCGCTGAGCGGCCCTGGCGAGGGCAGGGCCGCACCATGCGCACCTGGTGGGGTGGGGCTGTCGCGATATTCCGTACCGAGGGAGCGCTGCGAGTACCAGCGAGTTTCTGGCACGGGGGGTGGTCGTGGCCGCGCGCCAGACCGCGCGACGCTGGCTCGGGCAGGGCGAAGCCATATGTCTGGCGTCGGTATTTTCGAACCCCTGGCGTAGCCACCGGTTCTTCAATGACACCTCAAGGTGACACCGCGGCCGTGGCGCTCGCAGGGCGGAGCAAGACTCGCTGGCGCTCGCAGGGCGCGCTGCGCGGCAAGACGCGCACGGTGTTAGCGGTGTTGAGTGCGTGGTTGAGTGCGAGCGCGTCTGGCCCTGTAGCTACTGGCGTAGCAGCGCTAACTTTCTGGCAGTCACCCACCTCCGCCAGGGCGGATCAGCGCGGTGAGGCCGGATCGGAGGGTGCGAAAACCCTGGCAGGATCAGGGGTGGTCAGCTCCCGTCAAGCATCGACGACTGGTTGCACCCAGCCTTCCGGCGGTGCTGAGACTTGGGTCGGCAGGCTCGCCACCCAGTCCATGACTGACTGGGAGGGCACGAACCAGTGGCGAGTCAGGTGCCATTCCCGTAGGTGACTCTGGACCCGGCGTGCGTCGGCCTTGTCTCCCGGCGCCATGGCGAGCAGTTGGGCACCGTGCTCGCGCTGCCTCCGCTGCGGTTCGGTGCTGTAGCCGATCTTGACGCAGCCCGTTTTCTGGCTGACCGCAGCGTTCCGCCACATGGCGTAGACGTACCCGTCGGTCATGGTGCCTCTGACTTTTGCCCCGACTAGACGGCTCACCGGTCGTACTCCCGGGCGTCGAAGAGGGCCTCCGTTTGGACAGGGCCATGAAATCTGCGCAGTCGCGCCACTGGATCCGGCTCCCGGCCGGTGGCATGAGTGACGGCGGCGACCGCCGCAGCCTCGTGGCTACCTAGTCGGTCGCCCTCCCAGCCGCAGTCACACCAGGCTTGATAGGCCTGATGCGACCACGCGGCCAGGAGCCGCACGCCGTAGGCGCGAGCGGCGCCCGGGTCGTGAGTGGAGTCGTCGGTGTCAGTGTGAGTGGTCACGGTTCCTCCTCGGGGTGGCGGTGTCGGGGTACTGCGAAGAAAGAAAGAAAGCTATGGAAGCCTTTATTAGCTTTCTTTCTTTCTTCGCTAAGGCACCCATCGAGCCAGTCGGGTGATGACACGAGGTCGTCCGCCCGTCTGCTCGGTGATGGTTTCGATCTGCCCGCGGTGCTCCATCTCGCTCACCAGAGCGTCGATGTCGGCGCCCGTGGCGTGGTTGTGGAGTGCGCTGTGAATGGCCGAGCGGGTGAGCCCCGCTGGCCCCGCCAGCGTCAGTGCTTCGAGCAGCTTGGATTGCTTCGGGCCGGTGGCTGTCGCGCTGTCCCATATCCAGGCGGCTGAGGCCCGGCAGTAGCGCCATAGGGCGTAGGCGGCGTCGATGTGAATGGGGCTGACGCGATCGGCCTCGTCGGCGAGCGAGTAGAGCATCGCCAGTCGGAGAGTCTGGGCATCACCGCGGCTGATCACCGGGCTGAGCACTCCCGGCGGGTCGTCATCGGCGATCTCCCGGTACACCTCGTCCCAGCGCTCCTCGCCCGCAGCGTCGCGGATGAGCAGGCTTTTCTTCCTCGCCTTAGCGGCCGCTTTCCTCATCGCGTTGGCGGCCGGGCGGGCCTGTTCGTCGGGGATGTTGCCGCCGTTGGATTGGAGCTCCCCGCGGCGTACTGCGACCCAAAGGAAGCGGTTGACGAAGCCGTTATAGAGGTCGTCGGGGCGCAGCTTGGCCCTTAGCTCCTCTGCGGTGATCTGCCCTATGACCGCTAGGTGGTGATCGTCGATGACCACCTTGGAGGCCCGCGATCGGGTCTCGATGCGGGTCCCGTCCCAGCCCTGGCGGGTGATCGCAGACATGGTGGACCCGTCGCGCCCTGCCGCGGCCAGGAAGCGGCCGAACTCCTGCTCGAGGCACAGCAGACGGACATCGGCGCGCGATCCGTTATCGGAGGTGAAGGCATCGGCGATGGCCTCCCCCGAGTTGAATCCCCCGATGGAGCGGGCCTGGCGAAAGTCTGGATCGGCCAGCCAGAGCAGCTTGTCGGCGCCAGCATGGCCCGAACCCTTGCGAGCCTTGGCCGTCCGGCCCACCAGGTTCACGAAGATGTTGATCCCGTGGCGGACGTTACCCGCGTTCATGTGGGGGCTTTTGCCGATGAGCGACCCGAAGTTCGCCAGGGACGCGGCCAGGATCCCCACCGGATCGGCCTCGGTGTAGGCGCTGGCCAGGAGCGCGTATTCCCCGAGCGGACCGTGCCAACCTGCCTCGTCCAGGGTCGGCCACGGCTGCTCCTCCACCTTGACCGGGGCGAGGTCGCCGACGAGCTGCGCCGCCCGCGCATCCATATCGTCGGCCGCCGAATAACCCACCTCGACCAGCTCGCCACCCAAAGCGATCAGTTCGCGGGCGCGCTGGAGGTGAGCGACGATGCGGGCGTGGGTGGCGGCGCTGGCCGGGGCGTCGGCCAGCATCGAGGTCAGCTCCGCCACGCTGGACTGGTCACCGAGGCCGTCGGCGGCGAGGCGGGCGGCCACGGTGATGGGGTCGACGTCACCGCCGGACTGCCGCTCGGCGAGGATGGCGGCGGCGATGTGGCCGTGGCTCGGCTGGTAGAAGCTCTCTGGGGTGACACCGGCCTCGGCTGCCGAGGCGACTGCGGCGTCGGCCCGGTAGAGCATCGCGCCCAGCAGGGCGCGCTCGGCCGCCTCGTTGTACGGCGCAGCCCGGTTTGACCGACGCGGGCTCATGCCGATCGCCTGGCGCCGGCACACTCGTCGCACACGACGAGAACCGAACCGTCGAGCGCCTCGACGAGGTGGACCGGCGCGCCGGGGCGGATCGTGTGCCCGGAGCAGCATTCGCAGCTCTCGTCGGTGTCGCTGACGTGGCGGGCGAGGACCCAGCCGCCCGAGGCGCGGCCACCGGAGCCAGCGAAATCCCGGCTCCGCATCTGTAGTGATCGGGAGCCGTCGCACGCAACCGGTAGCCTTGGGCCTGGTCGGTCCTGGCGAACCGGTTGTGGGCGGCGCTCCTCACGGGGCGCCGCTGTCATTTCCGGGTGGCGCGGAGGAGTTCGGCTGCCTCGTCCAGCTCGGCAGGGCTGAGGTCCTCGGGGAGTCCCTGGGCGCGCCTGGACCGCTTGCGGCCAGCGGTGACAGCGGCCGGGTCAGGCTGGGGGATTGGACGGAGCAGATCCTCGGGGCCGCAGCCGATGCTCTCGCACAGCGCGCTCACCACCGCGACGGGAGGGACGATCCTCCCGGCCTCGTAGGCGTCGATGGTCTGAGCGGTGCGGCCGGTATCGAGGGCGAGGTGCTCGACGCGCAGGCCAGCGGCCATTCGCAGACGCCTGAGCGCCTGGCCGTCGAAGCGGTACCGGGTTCCCTTCATCTGGATACTCCTGTCACTCGCAAGTTCCCCCCAGGGCAACGGCCCTGGGGGTTACAGCACAAACACGCCCTTTGAGTGAGGAGTACTTCCGCCACCGACTCTACGCCCGATGTCTAGTTACGTCAAGGTAGTTTCATCAAGGTAGTTCAATACGGTTGCTCGGACTTAGACGCCGGGGCGTAGAGACTCAGACTACCTTTTTCGGCTAAGATAGTCCCATGCAGATAGTCGCTGTTTACGCCAGGGCCTCGAAGGACCGCGAGCTGAAGCGGGTTTCCACCGCTCGCCAGATCACTCAGGCCACCAAGCTCGCCACCGAGCTGTTCCCCGGGGTGCCCGTCCGCACCTACGAGGACAACGACCTCACTGCCGCCGACCCCAGCGTCGAGCGGCCCGAATACAAGCGCCTCGTCGCCGACATCCGCCGCGGCGACGTCCTCCAGGTGGTCTGCCACGCCCAGCCACGCCTGGTTCGCCAGCCAGCGGAGTGGAACGAGCTGGTGGTCACGCTCACGAAGGCCGGGATCACCAAGGTCCACACGGTCCTCGCCGGGCCGGTCAGCGTCGAGCCAGGCAACCGTCTGGTCGGGTCGATCATGAACCTGATCGACGCCGAGGAGGTCGAGCGCACCCGGGCGCGCACCCTGTCCGCCCACGCCCAGCTCGCCGACGAGGGCCGACCGCCGGGCGGGCTGCAGTACGGGTACCGCTACGAGCGCGGCGACGATGGCCGCGCCAGCCTGGTGATCGAGCCGGAGCAGGCGACGGTGGTCCGGCTCATCTGTGACCGTCTGATCGAGGGGTACTCGGTGCGCGGAATTTGCGCTGAGCTGGACGCCGCAGGGGTTGCGACGCCGCGAGCGATCCAGGCGTACGCCCGGAAGCTGAAGAAGCCGCCTGCGGAGCTCACCGATTCAGAGCGGGCCGAAGCGCTGCGGGTCGGCCGGTGGAACAAGACCGGGCTGAAGGCCGTGGTCTCCAAGCCAGCAGTCGCAGGCTTTCGCGGCCATCGCGGCCAGCTCATCCCGACCGACCGCTGGGAGCCGATCATCGAGCCAGAGCGCTGGCGTAAGGCCCTGCGGGCGCTCGGGTCGGCCACGGTCCTCGACTCCACTGGCAAGGTGCACCCCTCGGTGCGCACCCGCCGCGCAACCCCACGGCGCTGGCTGCTCACCGGAGGGCTGGCGGTCTGCGGGCGCTGCCGCTCGAAGCTGGGCGTGATCTACGCCAACCTGCCGGTCGGGGCCACCGAGCGCATAGCGGCCTACGGCTGCCACACCAGCGTCGGGTCCGACGCCTGCGGGCGGGTGTCGATCTCGCCAGCGGAGACCGTGGAGGAATACGTGGTCCTCCAAGTGCTCGACGCTCTGGACCGACCCGAGGTCGCCGCCCGGCTCCTCTCCCATCCCGACCCCGAGCGCGCCCGGCTGCTCGGCGAGTTGGCCGAAGCCGAAGCGGTGATGAACGAGGCAGCCGAGCTGCGCGGCGCCGGTATCTACGACAAGCCCCGCTGGGAGCGCCAGTTCTATCCGGCCAAGGCCAGAGCGGACGCGGCGAGAGCTGCGCTCGACGCCCTTCCCGACCCCCACGTTGACCTGCCACCGGCCGACCAGGTCCGCGAGGCTTGGGAGGAGATGCCTCTACGGGCACGCCGGGCGCTGCTGGAGCGCTTCGTCGAGGCGGTGGAGATAGCGCCAGCCGCCAGCCGGGGCCGCTCCACGCTGACCGCCTGGGAGCGAGTGGAGCAGCGGGTGACCATCCGCTGGCGCGCCTGAGGCCCCGAGAGGCCCCGGGATGGGTAACCGCCCACCCGGGGCCTCTTTCGCGCACGAGAGCGCAGCGAGGCACCCCGAGCGTGGTGCCTAGCGCTTCGACGTCCTCTGGGCCTCCGCCGGTTCGTCTGAGGTGGGCGCCGGGATGGTGCTACCGGCGTCGATGAGGACCGTCGAGGCGCTGTAGCGGCCGAGCACCGGCGCGGCGTAACCCCACACGCCCAATCTGATCGTCTCCGGGCCGAGCACCTCTTCGTAGCGGAAGTTGAACGTCGAGGACTCCAGCAGGAGCAGGTCATCGGCCTTCGCCACGTGCAGATGGTTGTCGGTACCAGCCCACGACGGGATCACCAGAAGCCCGACCACCTCCCCGGCGACGTGACCCCACTGGGCCGCCTGACCGACGCCCATGGCGTTGGTGGGGCCGTAGTCGCCCGTGGTCATCAGCGGGCGCCCGACAGAGTCCTTCTCTTTCGCCAGGTACGCCCACGCCCCATCGGAACAGAACACTGCCTGCGCCTGGCTTTTGCGGTGCTTTCGGACGCTGGCCCCGGCGTCGATGATGGCGTCGAAGATGTTGGCGTAGGCAGGCGCGGTGCCCGGATAGGTGATCGTGGCTGGCGGAGCCAGGGCTTCGAAGGCGGCGGCGACGGCGCTCTCGATGGCCTCGTTGTAGGAGCCCATGGCGTCGGCGTAGACCAGGGAATCAATGGCCGGGCTGGAGCCGTCCACCAACTGGCGGGACACGTCCACCTTCCCGGTCATGGTCTTCGGCTGGGTAGCGATGATCCCGGCCACGAAGCTGCCGTCGTTGGGCACGGTGCCCTCCGAGGGCTGCGCCGTCACCGCGGCGCCAGCGGTCTGCTGGCCGATGTTGACCGGGTTGGCGTTTTCGAGCTGGACCCGGCGCAGCGTGTCCGCCCACGGCCGCGAGTAGTGGGCGAGGATGGCGAATTCCTCGAACAGCCAAGTCGGGGGGACCACGCCGGGTGAGGTTCCGCTGGTCCCGACAGCCCTCGTCTCGAGCTGGTGGCGTTCCACCCTGGCGCGGGCATCCCGATCGCCGTCGATCTGGGCGTGCATCAGGTCCCGGAAGAACGACACCCGAGGCCCACCGCGGGCGTCGGGCGGGGCGTAGGTGTTGGCCTCCCCACGAATACGCACCACCGATGCCGGAGCCGAACGCACCTCCAGCCCCGGCAGAGAAGAACGCTGCGGAGCGCGGACGGGCTCGTGGCGGGCCATGAAATCGTGGCCGGTCCAGCGCCGGTCGTCGTCGGTGCGTAGCTGGATGAGCCGCTCGCCGAGGGTGTCCATCTCGTCGCGGGTCCGGTCGAGTTCCGCCATCTCCGCCACGCTTAGCGCCCGGGTCGCGGATCGGGTGAGCAGGTCGTCGTATCGGTTCGACAGCTCGCGGTAGTCGTCGGACAGTCGGGTCATGAGGGCGTTCATCGGGCGACCTCCTCCGCCTCGGAAAGGCTGGCCCGGATGGCGTCGGCCGTGGACCACAAAAGCCCCGCTGCCTCCGCTGCCCGTTTCTGCCCGGCGATCACACCGGCCTGGTAGAGCTCGCCCACCAGCTCGTCGCTGGAGTGCGCCCGGTCGAGCGCCAGCTTCAACGCTTCGATGTACTGCCGGGTGGCGACCGGGCTGGCGATCAACGCTGTAGCGACCACCTCCGCCCGTAAATCGGTGGGATCGGGCCAGCGCACTGCGGGCATCGACTCCACGTCGGGCAACGGATGATGGTCCAGACGGATCACGGTTCCTGCTCCTTGTGTCGGCGCCCGGCCTCGCAACCGAACGCGTGTTCCTACCAAGGATGCCACCGCCCGATGGCTAGGCCAGCGACACCGAAACCGAAACGCTGGCGGAGGTGGCCTCCAGGCGCCAGCCTGGCGGTAGCAGCGCCGCCACGCTCGCCATCTGCTCCAATGGCCCGGGCAGCGCCTCCGGGTCGTCACGTACGGCGAAGGGTGGCCTCGCCAGGCCTTCCGGCTCGGGCACGAGCTCTGGCGGCGAGCCGCCGACCATGGTCGTCGCGAGCGTCTCCCTGGCGCTCGCACGCTGGTGGCCCGCCCGACGCTGGTGGGCCTTGGAGCAGTACAGAGCCTGGCGCCCGGTGACCGGCGCGGCGCACCCGTCGAGGGCGCACACCTGAGCCGGGGCTGCCTCGGCCACGGCCGGTGGAGGACTGACGTTTTCGCGAATAGGTATTCGCGATTCCGTCTCGTCCTCTGGCTCGGGCAGCTTCCCGTTGGTGCCCTGACGCGACCGAAGGTTGGAGGCGTGGCCGTTGGCGGTCGCCTCGCACACGAAAGAGCAGAAGCGCTGGCCCGGCTTGGTGAGCAGGCCGCCGCACTGCGCGCAGCCTGCCTCGGCCTCGACTTCGACAACGGCCATGACCACCTCCCGACAGAGTGATGCGGGCGATTGTGGCCCCTGCGGCGGGGCGGAGTCGAGAACCGGTGGCGGAGCCAAGCGCGTTAAATCCCCGCCAATACCTATTTGGCGGAACCGTGGCGGATCAAAATGCGAGCCGAGGTTCCGGAAATCCACGCGCACAAAGTCGCGTGCCCTCGTTGTCTGCCTCGGCCAGCGGCGCCGTTCCCCTCGCCGGCGGAGCCCTGCCTCCGCCAGCGTTTTCCCAGGTCAGCGCTCAAATGCCCTGCCTTCCCTGGATCGTTTTGGGTTTCGCCCAGATGTTCCGGTGCTCGCGCAAAACCAAG